AAAATGTATGTATTGAACTCCAAGCAACGGTTCCTGGATTATATCGATATACGTCTGTTTGGTTTACTGCAATCAGTGCTGAATTAAAAGATTTTAAGTCACTATCTTGGTAGTTACATGTTGGAGTTGCGGTACTGGTATCTATAGCAATACTGTCTGATGGACTGTTCCCGCCAACCCATATTTTTGCACCAGAAATCATCCAAAGGTTATTTTGAAATGTAGTAATAGCACCAACACCCTCATTTATGGTTCCACCAAAATCAGATGCCCCAAGCGTAGTGCTTCTTTTTGA